TTCACCTTTATGCTCTTGAGCATCGTGCATCTTAAATGCTTTTTTAATTAATGCTTTGTCTTGAGCCATGTCAGCTTTGCCACCTTCTTTAAGTGCAACACCCATTCCTCGTTTAGCAATTCCGCCGCCTCTTAATGCAGCTCCTAATCCTCTTTTAGCAATCCCACCACCTCTGTATTGATTTCTTATTTTAAAATCGTTTCTCATTTTTTACTCCTTATCGTTATCTTTATTATAGTTGGTTACAGTTCTATTTGCAAGTGTTCTTGCAATAGATTCCCCAGATCTTCCAACTACATATCCACCCAAGCCAATTTGGAGTAAAGTCCAAACATCTCCTGGTAATTCAAATGTAATTACAGTTCCAGCGAATATCTTTATAACAGGCCCTAGTATATAATTCCACACTAAAATGAAGATTAAAACATACATTAAAAGGGGTCTCCAGCTGGCTGTAAACCAGCCTGCTTTAGCTTCTGCTTCTACAATAGAAGCTGCTGCTTTAAGTTCTTCTGTACTAGATTGAAGTAATTGTTGATTAAGTTGAGCTTTTAATTTTTCTTGTAAATCTTTATCTGGGACACATTTCTCAATAGTTGAGAATAAAATTTTAGCTAACGGTGCTATAGCCCCCAGCATTGGAAACATGAATTAAAACCACTTTGCAATTTTTCTTTTTTCTGGCATCATTCGTCTTTGACCACGAACTGGTTGTTCTTGAGTTTCTTGTGTATTAGAAACTTCAACATCAATCCCGCCTTTCATGTAACCATCTTCATTTGTGAATTGAGAAAAGTCTACAGTATGAGCTTCTGCATCAACTTCATTTTTAGTTGGAGAAGTTACATCACCACCCATTGCATATCCTTTAGTTCTTTTGCCTTCAGAAATTGCAATTGCAATAGCTTGTTTAGGATTTCTAACTATGCTTCCAGATTTTCCAGAATGCAATTTTCCCATTTTAAATTCGTGCATTACTTTTTTTATTTTTTTATGTTCTTTGTCCATGATTTTTACATCCCTTTAATTTTCATTTGTTGTACGCCTTGTTTTGCAAGACTTACTCCAGCACGCAGTTTAGCTAATTTTTCGTTTTGTTCAAGCTTATTATCATCACTATTTTGATTTAATAAGGCTTTCATCTTATCTAAAGCTAGCCTATCTTCTGATTCTTTGCGTTTTTGCTCATTTTCTACCGATCTTAAATCAATCTCTCTAGCCTTTAATTTCAATAAAGGGTCTGAATCAAATTGAGAAGTAATCTTATTTTCCTCTTGTGCAAAGTCTTTAGTCATTTCAGAAATCAACATTGCTTTTCTAGATTCAATTCTATTTAACAATTGTTGTTGCTGTTGTTGAATCTGTTGTTGAACTTGTGCCATCATTTGAGGATTATTTTGAACTTGTGCCATCATTTGTTGCTGTTGTTGTTTTGATTTTTGAATATCTTCAGCAAATTCTATTTGAACATGTTCTTGTGCCATTAAAGAAATGTGTTCAACAATGTTTCTTTGTAATGACATAATTGCCATAGGATTATTTCTAACTGAATTTAATTGCATGAAATTTAAGTGAGCATCAATATGTGCTTGGTGATCTTGATTTGTAAATGCTTGAAATGGTGTACCTGATGCTGCAGCAATATGTTCCATTGCAGGATCCATTGGTTTAGGTTGTTGTGGTGGTGGTAATATTAAATCAATATCTTTAATTCCAATTGCTACATACATAGAACGATACGCTTGATACAAATTATGAATTTGTGGATTAGATTGAGCAAGTTGTAATTGTGTTTGTGCTAAACTAATTCTTTGTGTTTGTGAAAAAATATTTGGATCAGCAACTGGTAATACATCAACATGATTATTAAAATCAGATACTTTAATTTCTCTTGAACCACCAATAACATCATAAGGATAAACTGGAGGAAGATAAGTTGAAAATACTTTTGCTAATAAATCAAATTCATTTTTAAGTGCTGCATATAATCTTTTATGGATTGCAGACATCACTCGAGATCCGCGTTCCAGCAATGCAATAGTAGTACCCACTGCTGCCTGTTGGTTCATATCTCCTACCTGTGCATCAGCGATGCTCGCGAATCTTTGTCCAGCTTGAACTACAATACCCATTAGTTGTAATAGGGTAGCGGATGGTTCTTTAAATGGTAATGGCATGAATGCATCTCTTAAATTTCCGCCAGGTGCATCTACATCTCTAAACTCACCAGGTTGAATTGGTTGTGCGTCATCTCTAACTCTAATACCACGCATTTTAAATCCAGCAGGTAAATTAGATAAAGTTCCAGCATCTAGTAATTGTCTTAAAGCAGTTGTAGCAGTTCTTGATAAACCACCGATCATATGAATTAAACCAAATCCATAAAAACCTAAACCTGGTAAAAATTTGAAATGTACAAAGTATTGTATTTTATTTTTTAATGGATCACCTTGTTTATAATTTCTTCTAATTGATAAAACATCTCCTGAAGATTCTTCGATTGTCACAACGTATGGAAGTTTAATACCTGTGGGCTCACCAGTCTGTGGATCTTTATCTTCATATCCTTCGATATCTAAATTCACATGACATTCTAATATAGTATAAACATCGTCTTGTTTAGAAACTCTTATGCCTTGTAGTTCTCTTTCTTTTTTAGAAACTTCATCTTCTTTTAAAGGGGGTTGTCCTAAATCAATTTTTTTATAAAATCCTGATACTTGTTGTTTTTTTAATTCATTCTCACTTGTTTTAATAACATGAATAACAGCATCAGCATCTTCTAATGAAGTTGCACTGTAAGGTACAATTAAATCATCTGCTGGAATAAATTTAGATACTGCTCTTTGCAATAATGAATCATAATAAACTTTTTTAAATGTAGATCCTGATAAAGGTAAATAGAATAACATTTGGTCAAATTCTGGTTCATATTCTTTCATGACATTCATAATTTGATAGTTCATGAATTCTTTAACTCGATTTGCTTGTTGTTCTTTTTGTTGAGTTGTTGTTCCAAAAATTTCTGTTCTTACAGGACCATCTGCTGGTAATAATTCTTTGTAAGCTTGAGCTTGGAATTGTGTTACGGCTTCTGCTAATACGGGGTGACTTACACTTGAAGCATTTCTAAATGGTTCAGTTCTTGTTATATATTTAAATCCTAAAAGATCTAAACCTTTAATATAAGTTTCTTCCCAATCTTTACGAGACGTTCTGTAGTCTTCATATTTTTCAGTTAAGTCTGAACCTATTTGAGCTAAAATACCTTCATCTAAAAATTCTGCTAGGTTATCATTATGTTTATCACCACCCATTGTTTTTGATTCATCACCAACAGATATTTCTGCTCCACCATCTTCTGTCATTTGAACATTTGGATTTGATGGAACTTTATCTGCGATTTCAATATTCTCTTCCATCGGTGTTGGTTGTAATGGAGATTCTAATGTATTAGGTAAAGATTTATCTATTGTAGCCATCGCTTAATTATACCTTTTTTTAAATAATGATTCAACACCTTGAGACATAGGACCTCTAACAGGTGGGATGGTTGTTGTCAAATGTGTTTGTACTGGTTCGCCCTGACTTACATGACCTCCTTTAGCCCCAAACCAAGTTGGTGCTTGAACTTGTGGTTGACCTTGAGGTTGTTGAGGTTGTTGAGGTTGAGCCTGTGGTTTAGGTCCTCCTAAAGCAGGAGCAAGAGTATTTAACGAATCACCTTGACCTGAACTTGTAAAAGCTAATTGATCAAATGGAGAATTTTGAAAAGATGGATTTAAAAAATAAGGAATGTTAATAGAGTTTGAAACTGATGTTGCTGGTGGAGTAGTACTTGTTGTAGTTGGTGTTGCAGGAACAAATCCTTGTGCTCCAACAACGGGTGCATGATATAAACCTGGTGTATAATTTAAAACAGATAAAGATTGAATACCTGTAGGGGGAGCTGTGTCTACTGGAGGACTTCCTGCTGCATATTTTGTTCTAATCGATCCACCATCCTTATAACCTTCTTTAATGTTATGACGAATACTATCATACATTTGATTAAATTTATCTAGATCCATAATTCATTCCTCCTTGTTTAGCCAATGTTGCTAACCCTGCTAATCCTGCTTGAGCAACTTTGTTTACTTGGGGTGTTGCATTAGGTTGTGATTTAATTGGTGCCGCAGCTATTATTGTTTTAGTCATATCATTAATTAACGACGGATCAGTTTCAGTAAATACATTTTTTAATAAATTTTCAATATCACCTTTTAAATTAATTACTTTATCTTTTCCAGTTGGAGTTTCTATTTCTGGATTTTCTTTTGCCCATTGAACTTTTTCATCATGAGTTGCAATATCACCTTCAGCATTAAAGAAATTATGTAAATCTTTATCGTAAGTTAAAATTGTTTTATTAGTTTGATTATTTTCTTTTGTATCCATATTAACTATCATAATATTTTATATCGTTATTAACGATAGGTTCATCTTCATAGTCTTCAGGGTGACCTAAAAATCCACCTTGTCTAAATCTCATTACAGCTTGCGTCATTGAATCTACGAGGTCATCATGATCTCCATTAGGAAACGCCGCGCATTCTTCAACAACTTCTTCTGCAAACTTTTCATCAGGTGCCCATATTAATCCTGATTCAAATAGGGGCGCTACTGAATTAACCCTAGAATGTTTATCATTTCCTCTGCTTGGTGTAAAGTTAACAACTGGTATACCCATCTTTCGTAATTCATAGGTTAATGGCAATCCAGAGGCTTTAGATTCAACAACAACTGTATCAGGTCTCCAATAATAGTATTGTTCTAATGCACGTCTTCTTAAATCTGGAAACTCTAATCTATCTTTAAAAGCATCTAATAATATCAAGTTAGCATTAGAATCTGCATCAGGATAAAATACTCCCCAAGTTGTTATAGCAGAATAATCGGCACTCTCTTTTTTTAAATAAGCAGTATCATAACTTTGAATAATATGATCAAGAACTGGAATATAAGGTTTATCCCAAACCCTCCACCATTCGCGCTTAATGATTGAACCTTCTTCTGCCGTTGGATTTTGCATCCACTGTGCATTCCATTTACCAATAGACAATGAAGCTTTAACTGATTCTAATTCTTCTAACTTCCAATACTCTGGCCATACAGGTTTATTGTCTGGCATGATTGCTGGAAATTGTATTAACTCCCATTGATCTGATTTGATTTCTTTTTGAGCTCTAATTAATTTTTCTGTTAAATCTTTTTGTGACCAACGTGTCATAACCACAACTATCTTACCGCCTGGTTGTAAACGCTGACGAGGACCAGAAGTATACCATTCATAAGCACGCTCCAGCGCTTCTGGATTCATAGCATCTTGTTCCGAGTGTGGGTCATCGATGATTAATAAATCCGCACCTCGACCTGTGATTGCAGAACCAACACCCGCTGCAAAGTATTCACCACCTTGTTCCGTTTCCCAACGGCCCGCGGCTTGACTATCTTCTCGTAATGTAGTTTTAAAAAATTTTCTATAATCTTCACTATCAATTAAATGTTTTGCTTTACGACCAAACCTTACAGCAAGTTCTGTAGTATGGGTTGTTTGAATAATTTTTAATTTAGGATTACGACCTATCATCCATGCTGGAAGTAAGTAAGATGCAAATTCAGACTTTGTATGTCTTGGTGGCATATTAATTATTAATCTATTAATATCGCCTCGTGCAAGACGATTGAATTGGTCAGCAATTTTTTTATGGTGACGACCTTCAATAAAATCTGGCCATACTCCTTTTACAAAAGATAAGAAATCATCATTTACTTTTTTTTCTTTTTCTTTCTCTGCAAGTTTAATTGCATATTTTATATATTCCTTCTTTGCGTCAGGAGGAAGTTTATTTATAATATCTAAATCTTTTAACATATATTAATACACACCTATATAATTATTTAGCATTTATATTATAGGAAATCCACCTGTAAAATTTTTTGTAAAATTTTTTAGCAATATCAATATTTATTTTTAAAATGAATTCTACCCCTCCCTATGTCTAAATCTCGGTTATAGAGAGAAAAAAAGAATGCTTTTTTTCGATTTACCCCTGTGGGGGGGTCAAGAAGGATCAAGATCCCAATCCAATCTGGATTTAGAACGGCGAGCCGGCGGCACGCCGCAACAGCGGCGTGACCGGCGAGCCGTATAGCGGAGCGGGCAAGGGCGTCGCAACAGCGACGCTCCGCCAGCCACCGCCCGCGTAGCGGGATGGGAGAGCGCCGCAACAGCGGCGCACGATCAACCAACCAACTGACCGACGCCAACAGGCGTCGGACAAATGCCGCCGACAGGCGGCACAGCTTAAGCGCCGCCGACAGGCGGCGCGCAGAACCGCGCACAACCT